AGTAGGAGTTGACTTCTCTAGAGGTAACGCTTCTAACTGGGAAACTCCAGGTAAAGTAAGAAACAAACTAACTACAGTTAGAAAATCTTACCACATGTCTGGAAACGCTAAAGATTATGTAGCAGAATTTGCTCTACCAACTAAAGGTGGATCTACTACTAAACTTTGGATGGACTACGAAGAGTACTTACACATGCTTGACTTTAAAGAAGAGTGTGAAATGTATTACTGGTATGGTCAAAAAACTTATGATGCAAATGGACATACTTACATGAAAGATGAGAATGGACAGCCTGTAATCGTAGGTCCTGGTCTTTTAGAGCAAATTGTTGAAACAGACACTTACTCTACAATGACTGAAACAAAACTTAAGAACATCATCGGTGATTTATTCTATTCAATGACTGATGCTGCTCAAAAGCAGATAACTCTTTACACTGGTACTGGTGGAGCTCGTGAATTTGATGAAGCTCTTAAATCACACTTCTCAGGTAATACTTGGAAAGTAGGTGGTGAGAACAGATTCATCACAGGTTCTGGTAGATCATTAGGGTTAACTGGTTACTTTACTTCGTACGAGCATGTAGATGGACATAATGTGAATGTTGTAAAACTTCCATTATTTGATCATGGTGCAGTAGCTCAGGCTCGTGCAAAGCACCCAACAACTGGATACTCTCTTGAGTCTTATAGAATGGTATTTGTTGATCAGTCAAACTATGACGGTCAAAACAACTTACAAATGATCTCTAAGAAAGGTCGTGAGTCTATGAGATGGTGTGTTGCTGGTTCTGTAGTTCCTAGAGGATTTTCTAGCACAGACACAAGAGCATCTGATGTTGACGGGGCAAGCGTTCACATGTTAAAAACAGCTGGTATCGCTCTTAAGAGATTTGATACTTCGCTTGATATAACTTGTGTAGCGTCCTAATTTGGCATTAACGTGCGTCTATATATTGGTTTTTAATTAAGGTTGTAGGGGAGCAATCCCCTACTTCTTTAATTGATTATCTTACGGAGAGTTATTCTTTACATCCAACTAACTAAGACTTTAAAAGAACTATTATTATGAGTAAAAAAGTGTATTTAAGGAGAAAAGACCTAGGAGGTCATCTACCTAAAGCAGTAAGAGCCGAAGCAAGAACAAGGCTTAGTAGTGTCTATGTAAATAGGCAGCCATTAAAGGGATTTAGTCCTGAAGATGAGAAAAAATATATGCAAGGAATTTTAGATGTTTCGCCAGAGCACGTAGATTGGCCTAAACATTCTAAAAGATTCTGGGCAGATATGACAATACCTGTAGGATTTACAGGAGTTGAACTTGAAATAGGTAAACATGAAGATGGTACACCAATAAGCATTATGGATTTTATTAAATATAATTTTGCTATTAAACATCCTTATGTTGGTCTAACTAAAGAAGAAATGACTTCAAGCGCTACTAAAAAATTCTATATTCAAGATCTTTCAAGAGAAGATAAAGTTAAAAATAACTCTATTAAACTTAAAAAAGATGCGGATAAAGAATTTATTAAAGTTTCTTCAGATCTAAAAAATATGAAAAGAATTTTACGATTAATGTCTAGCACTAATCCTGATAGGATGACTGAAGACCAAATTGAAAATTCTCTTTATGAGTTAAAAAATTCTAACCCAAAGAAATTTGTTAGAATTGCAACTGATAAAAATTTAGAGCTAAGAGCAGAAATTGATGAATTAGTTTCAGCTGGAGTTTTAAGAAAAATTGGAAATCAAGTTATCTTTATAGATGAAGTGTTAGGAGATACAGTAGAAGACACAATTGTTTATCTTAAAGATAAAAAGAATTCTGGAAAATTAACTATACTAAGAGCAAAGCTTAAAGAATTATCTTTAACATAATATGAATGTACAACAAATGCATCTGGCAATTCAGCAAGGAGTGGATAAAATTAATTCACTCCAGGCTGATACGCTTTTAAGAGAAGAAATAGATATTGAGTTAAATAAAGCCGTAAGTAAGTATATAAATACTAGATACGGTAAAAATAATATATATAGAAAAGGTTTTGAAGAAAGTCAAAAAAGAATTGATGATCTTAGAAATTTAGTAACAGAATTTGAAGGAACTGCTACATTTAAAGAGCAGTTAACTACAAATATTTTTGTTGATACATTTTCTTTGCCTTCAAATTATATGTATTTAGTATCTCAACTATCTAAAGTTGTGTCAAGAAAAAATTGTAGATCTATAAATTATCATTTAGATTCTATAAATACACAAGCTTTAAAACCTTATTTTGCAATAGGCTTAAGTGAATTTGTTTGTAATGATAATAGTCAAATTGCAGATTCTTTAGTTTTATATGAAGATATAAATGACGCTACAACAGGTCAAGTAACTATTTGGAGTAATACTAATAATTATCAGTTTCCTCAAGATATTGGACAACTAATTACAAATGTAGTAGCTAATCCTCCTGCAGGAATTGAAATTTATTGGGAACAATTTAATACTTTACATTTTCCAGGACAATTTATTGTTTTAATAAATACAGATGTAATTTCATGGTTTGAATGGGATGCTTCTGTAGGTACAGTTTCTACTTTAGCAGCTTTAGATTCTACATCAACAGTTTTAAAAACAGCTACAGGTAATAATGCAACATTAGATTACAATGAAAAAAGAGTATCTAGTCATCATTCTTCAGGTACAATTACTAATACAGTGAGTAATACATTTGTTCAGCATGATGATGTATTTACATTATTACACGATCCGTTTAATACAACTAAAAAAACAGATCCTCTTACTACTATACGTGGAAACAACATAGATATATACACGAATGATATATTTATAATAGACGCAGTGAAAATAACATATATAAGAAATCCAAAGAAAATTTCACTATCTTTGGGAATTGATTGTGAGCTACCAGACCATACTCATCAAACGATTGTGGATATGGCAGTAAGCAGTATATTAGAGGGAATTAGTGACCCTCGATACCAAACTCACGAAGCTGAGGTAGGTAAAAATGAATAAATATTAATTTTAAAAAAATAAAAAAATGGCAAGACATTTAATTATTGGTGATGGTGCTACAAGATCTACAGCTAATCCTGTTGAGGACGGTGCAATCACTATACAAAAAATGAGCGCATCTGGACCAACTGATTTAGTTTTAGGAGACTCTATAGTAGATGCTCCTATGATTAGAATTGTAGGTGGAGGTAAAGATGGAAAAAATATTGTAACTCCTTGGATTTACGGTAAAGATGTAATTAATTATAGCGGTCAATCGTATACGGCTCCACAAGCATGTACAGTTACTGATACTATTGCAGGAACTTCTGCTGCAGCAGGTACTTTAGTTCTTAAGTTTATAAAAACTTCTGGTCCTAGACAAGAGTTTTTTAGCTTTTCAACTGAAATTGCAGGATCTACAGCGCATACAGCTGCAGATGCTTTAGTTAAAACAGCATTTGAAGATGCTTCTTTAGTAAAACCAGATTGGTTAAACCCAGTTTGTGATGCTACAGCAGGTGCAACAGTTGTATTTTCAGGAGCAATTAGAGGTGATGTAGCTTACAGTGGAAACACTTGGGACTATGAGCCAGTTCAAATTAAATTAATTGTAGAAAGTTATGACGGTGGTACACAAACACATACTGCTTCAGCTACTACAGGTGGACATCCAGGATACGGTGACGGATTTGCAGTAAGAGCTTTTGAAGAGTCACAGCAAGGTATTCAAGCTGGATTCTACATGAGAGGGCACTTACCAAAGCAACCTACTTTAGAATCTGTAACAGGTACAAATTATGATATGTACTCAATTGTAGCAACTAAAGACGGTTCTTCATCTTCTCAAATTAATGGAGTTGATAACTTAATAGAGCTTAATGTTGCAGCAGTAGCAAGTGACGCTGATAGCTTAATCTTTGAAAACAAACTTAACGCATATTTCACTGGTTCATTTCCAGCTGTAATACTGTAATTATTAACCTTATAAAATAAAATAAAAATGGCAAATTCAAATTTAAAATTAGGGGTTGTAACAGCAAGGTACTTAGCTAGTGACGGTGTTTCGGATGCTTCTCATACTTTAGCAACTTCTAGCAGCTTACCTATTGGAGCAGCTGTAACTAGAGTAACTCTTATTTCAAGAGGAGTATTTGCAGCTTCTGGTTCAGCAACTATAACTATTACTGCAGGTGGTAAATCTATTTCTACTGCGGTTGGAAAAGCTAAACTAGCTGGTGCAGGCTATATCTATACTGAAAATTCAGATTTTCAAGCAGATACTGTAACATCTTCTGATGCTGCAATTGGTGTAACACTTGCTTCAACTTCTGGTGGTTTAACTGGAGGTACAGCAGATGTAGATATTATTGTAGAATACGCTTTATTAGGGTAATCTACATTTAACATAAGACTTATAGGGGGCATTAGTCCCCCTATCGGTCTTTTTTTACAAAATTTAAAAAATATAATATGGCTTTATCAGTAACCTCAACAAGAGATTGTAAATTTATTTCATCTACTGTTACTTATAGTAGTTCTACAGCTACATTCCCAATGACCGGTTATTTATTATTTACTGATTATGCTGGTAATTCATTAGGCCAGTCTGCTCAGGTAACAATAACAAATAATGGGGGAAATGCATCTGTAATAACACCAGTAAGTAATTTAAGTATTTCTAATGGAGTTGTTAGAGTAGAATTTTATGACAGTGCAAATTCCTTAGATGGTGATGCAGCATTATTACTACATTGTGATATAGATTGCTGTTTAGCTAAATTAACTAATGAGTTAATTGATTGTGCTTGTGATTGTGCAAAATGTGCATCATCATTAGCAAAAGCTCAAAAAGTATTTTTACTTATTAAATCTGCAGAACATTCTTTAGACCAAATTTCTGCAGGCTCTGGTCCAATACAAACCGGAGATTTAGTAGACGCACATACAAAATATACAAAAGCAAAAGAAATTTGTGATAACAGTTGCGGATGTGATTGTTAAAAATAAAACTAAATGGTAGACGAAACTAGAGAATATATACCTTCAGAAGAAAGGTCAGAAGACG